CCTACGTAGGAGCAGCCCTCAGCGCCTTCGCCGTCTTCATCCGCCGCGCCCACTGGAAGGTGGATGCGGTAGACGATGCCAACAAGGATAATGGCTCTGCGGAGTTCCTGCAGGAATGCATGGATGACATGGCCCACAGCTGGCAGACTATCATCGCCACCGCAGCCCGTGCGGTGCCACAGTACGGATTCCTCCCCCTGGAGCTCGTCTACAAGGAACGAGCCGGAGATCACGAAGACGAACGGATGTCCTCGCAGTACGATGACGGCCTCATAGGATGGTCCAACCTGGCTTATCGTGCTCCCGACAGCGTTTTTCATTGGGATTACGATCCCCAGGACGTAACCCGCTTATTGGGTTTCACCCAGCTGGCAGCACCGGATTACAAAACCACATTCATCCCCATCCAGAAGATCCTCCTCCTCAGATCAGACCCCGGCAAGGACTCACCAGAAGGCCGGTCAGTCCTGCGATCTGCCTGGCGATCTTGGAGGACTAAGAAATATCTTGAAGATTATAGAAATATAATTATAGAGAGAGGTGGCGCAGGAATATCGTGGGCTGAGGTTCCCTCCAACATAGCTGACGCTCCTGCGATCCTCGCCACCAAACCGGACGACGAAGCAGCTCAAGAAGCTTACGCCGCCTGGACCAGCATCAAGGAAAGCCTTGAGAGCATATCCATGCAGGAGCAGCACTGGCTGATTACCCCCCAGGTCTGGGATCAGAACGGGAACCCCACCATCAAGATAGGGTTTCTACAGCCGTCCACAAACGGCGATATCGTCAACCACATAACCAGCTCCATCGAGGCCGAGGCAAAAGCTATCCTGATGAGCACGTTCACAGAGTTCCTGGCGCTCGGGATGGGAGGAACTGGCAGTCTTGCTCTCAGCAGGGATAAGACGGACAACTTCACGCTAGCAGTCGAAGCCAACTTGCAGAGCTTCCAGGAGTCGATCAACAACCAGGCGGTTAGACGGCTATTCGCCCTCAACCCACATTTCGAGTTCGAAAAGGGTACACCCATGCCCAGGATCGTCTATGATCCCATCGTGCCCATTGCCACACAGGATGTAGTGGCTATCCTGAGTCTCTTCGAGAAAGCTGGTTGGGATCTATCACAGCAGAAGGGAATACGGGACACCATCATCGACAACCTGGGCTTGCCAAACTATGTGGAGCAGGAGACGAACGACGCTCTGCAGGAGCACGGCGACAGCCCCATAGCGAGCCTGCTGGATGGCCAGAGCGCAATAGACGCGATATTGGGTGGTGCAGAATTTGCTCCATCCGGTCGATAGTCTCTACCCCTGGCTGATCGTCTTCTTATCTCTCCTGGGTGCCCGGCTGGTGTCCAGCGCGACCAGACGCACCCGGAAGATCGGGTTCTCTGTATGGATGATCAGCAACGGAATGATCGGTTTCGGTTTTTACCAGACAGGCGACGTCCCCCAGGCTCTATTGTTCCTGGTGGGATACGAATACTACAACTTCAGAGGATTTCTGAATAATCGACAACGGGAGATATCATGATTTACGTTCTGACTTATCCCGAGACGGTTTGGGAGCGCATCAAGTTCCACATCAGAGGCACCGTCCCAACCGTACTCTGTGGCGAGATCCGCCAGGGGCCTGGCGTCGTGGAATGCGTCACAGGCGAGGATTCCTGCATCACCATTCCCATGAACCGAGTTATGCAAATTACCTGGGCGTCGGGCTACAAGAACGCCTTCGAACAGGCCCAGAAAGAGTACTTTGACGGTCTGGCCCGGTCTATGGCAGGGATGGCAGTTGCCCCATCTGGATGCACTTGTAGCGAAGACGAAGATGATTGCGATTGCGCCACCGGCCCATATATAGCATCATCCGCCGCAGTGGACGGCTACAACTGAGAGGCCTAAATGCCCAGCTACACCCTCGATCTCGATAGGCGCGTAGATGCACTGATCGAGCTTATAGACTGCCCGGTGAGGTGGTCGAGCAAAGAGTACGTCCTCTCCCTAGCAGACCATCTCGTGATGCGATGTGATGACATGAGCCGCCCTGATCTAAGCGCTCGTGTCGTGGCGAAGGTAACCGAAATCATATGAACTCCGAACTTCTCTCTCTGATCCGAGCAACCGGCTACTTGTCGGATGGGGACCTCACCGATCAAGCCAGATACGACCTGCTCACCCCATCGTTCTGGCGCAGAGCTCGAGCTCTGGGCTATGACCTGCCAGACTTGAAGCGCAAGCTCTGGCGTGCTGCCGGCAGACCAGAGACCTTCCTTCTATCCCAGCTCCCTCTGTCAGAGATCGAGAAGGCTGTCCGAGCCTCCGAGAAAGAGAAGGACCCCCGGAAGAGGATCAAAGAGACCGCTGCTATCATCGCTCTGCTCTACAAGCGAGGCGAGAAGGCGATCAAGGCGGCCATCGACCAGAACCTCGATAACCCGGACAGGCTGAGGGCCCTCACAGACCGGATCAGGCGAGAGCTGTTGGTGAATGCCGCCTCCTGGCTGGGAACTTCCATCCCAGGTCTGTACCTGGCGGGATCTCGTGCTGGGTCACTACAGGGGCCGCATGCTAAAGCTGCTCAGGCCATGGCCACTCAGGAGATGAACCGCTTCCGGGAAGTGGATGCTCAGCTCTCCAGACACATAGAAGAGGTCATAGCCGAATCGGAGAAGAGACGGGCACAGGCAGCGCTGGCTAACAAGAAGGCTGACTATACAGGCCTGAAAGGCAGGATCATAGGTCACAAGACGATAGACGGAAAAGAGCTGGGGATCGCAGATTACATTCAGATGGTGGCGATCACAGCTGCTAGGAACTCATTTAACGAAGGATCAATCAACCGGGCAGTCGAGCAGAAAGAGGATCTGGTCTTGATTTCTCGTGAGATCAGGCCGAACACCTGCGACGTATGCCGCGAGTGGGCCGGGAAGATTGTATCTATCTCGGGAAAGTCGAAAGAGTATCCTGCTCTTGATACTGCCATTTCACAGGGCCTCCTGCATCCGAATTGCATTCACCACTTATTGCCAATTGATTATCCTGGATCGACCTGAAATGTTTCCTGAAGAAGATTTCGAAGCCCGAGAAGCCCACCGGGCCATGGTAGCTCGCTGTCGGGCATTGCTGGACGATTGGCAGGCCCTGCGAGAGCTTGGTTCTGAAGCCGAAAAATATTGCTGAGGTTATATTATGATCATGCGCATACCCATCCTCAAGTCTATCCTCCGGAATCTTGATTGGTTCGAAGAGGCTAGGCGGCACCACGTAGCCCCGGATGGCTCTATACTTCTTGGCGGTACCAATCATCGACTCAAGAAAGATGGTGATTGGGAGGAATCCAAGCACCCCCGTGCAGACGATGGCAAGTTCACGTCGGGCTCAGGAGGCGGCTCCAAGAAGCCATCCAAGACGAAGAGGAAGCTGGAAAGGCGTGCGGAAGCAGCCAGCCAGGGACGAGTGTCCGGTGCTATCCAGACACTCTTGAGTGGTGGCAGCGCATTGGACAAGATCGGATGGCTGAATACGAGCAAGCCGAAAGAGCCCGAGAAGAAACCCGTAGAGGAAAAGAAGCCTGCACCGAAGCAGACTGAACGCGAGCTTACAATTCCCGGAAAGAAGCCAGAGCAACAGCGACTACCAAAATACGAGGACATTCCCGGAGCCGAGCGCCTAGTAGGTGGGCCGGGGGTAATCCCCTTCTCGACCGACAAATACGGTGGGTGGAATGGGCTGTACCATTCGCACGACCAGAAAGTAATAGGCAAGATGGAAAACGGACTCCTCCGGCTGGATGTGTACGATGCCAAATCCAACAAACTCCTATCCTCGGCCAAGTTCGATCTGAAGGAAGATAAAAACTTTGGAACGAACGTAAAAGGAAAACATGGGAATGTGAAGATAAATTACCTCAAGGTAAATAAAATACCAGAGGGATTCCCTGCATACACTGACCGCGCCGCGATAGACCGGAAACTCGAAGTTGATGAGTATGTCGGAAACACACGCGAGTCAATCACATCAACTCATCCAGACATGCAGAGACTTGCGATTCACTTAGATGAAAATGGGAAGATCAAAAGCCACCAACTGATACCCATAACAGCGACAGTGCAGGATGAGAACGCAATCTACGTCCCGGCTTTCGGAAACGAGGCGAAAGCCAAAAGGGCAATCGAAGACGCCTTACTGCATGGAAAATATACGAAAGGCTGACAGGGAGCGCCCAAGCAGCAGGAGAAGCCGAAACCCAAAGTATCCTTAGCAGATCAAGCAACCAAGCTCAAACTCAAGGATCTTAAAGAATTGTCTTTGGGTAAGCTTCGCAGTATGCAATCAGCACTACAGAAGCATCCAAAGTTCCGCAATCCCGCATACCCCGAAGGCAAAAAGTACGATAAAGCTTTGCGGATGGTTGAAGGTGCAATATACAGCAAAGTCTGATTTTTATGATTAACAAAGGTATCGATCTCGGAGACATCCACGTTCCCCGATTAGAAGGTAATTCTATGGATGAAGAAGAATACAATATGGAAGACGAGGAGCTGGAGAAAGGCTCCGATTTAGATCGCGTTCGCGCCATACTGGCCGGTGAAGGCGAAGGCATAGATGAAATCGACCAGCTGATCGAGATGGCCACTGACCCACAGCTCAAAGAAATGGCCGAAGCCATCAAACAAGACGAATCCAAGCACAAGGCAGCACTTGAGCAGTGGCTTGAGATGCAGGACGAGGCCGACGCTGATCCCGAGGACGAAGGCGAAGAAGAGCAGATCGAGGCCGATGCTGACCCAGACGACGGCATATCTGAAGAGGATCTTTTCGGTGATGAAACCGAGCCCGAAGAAGAGGCTACTAGTGACCTCATAGACGACATCCGGGAAGTCCTGGCAGAGCATGAGGCAGAGAAGGCCGAGGACGAAGAGCCTGAAGAGGACGAAGACGAGGATGAAGACCTCCCCGAGTTCCTGAAGGAAGATGATGAGGATGAGGAAGACGAGGACGAAGTAAGCAAGGTCATGAAGTCCTACCGGGTGCCTATCATCGTCGCCAAGGGCAGCGATCAGCAGATCGTTTATGGAGTCGTCAGCGAGCCCAATGTCATAGACCTGCAGGGTGACCGCCTGAGCAAGTCCGAGATCCGGGCGGCCTGTCACAAGTTCATGCAGACCAGCCAGCGGATCGGCAAAGAGCATTCTGGCGTGGCCAAAGCTTCCATCATCGAGAGCTATATCGCTCCAACCGACTTCAAGTGCAACGGCCAGGTCGTGAAATCCGGGAGCTGGGTTATGGCTGTCAAGATCCACGATCCTGCTCTCTGGCAGGCAGTGAAGAAGGGCGACATAACAGGTTTCTCGATTGCGGGAACCGGCACACGCACCCCCTTCTGAAATCTTTTCTTGATGACCCGAGGTGATTCTATTGCCAAATGAGTTGACTGATCTCGAACTAGACGAAGTCTCGTTAGTCGGTAAAGCCGCTAATGGGAAGCGTTTCTTATTATATAAATCAGCTAATGGAAGTGTACCGATGACAAAGACCAAGCCCGCTAGGGCTGACAAGGCCGGAGCTAGGGCTCTGGTCAGCAAGGCTGAGCTGCTGGATATCGTCCAGAAAGCAGTCGAACCGATCCGCAAGGAGAACGAGGAGCTGCGCTCTATCCTCCGCAAGAAGGAGTATGAGCAGATAGCCAAGTCCGATTTCTCCGGCCTGGGAACTCCTGAAGAGGGTGCTGAGATCCTGAAGAGCCTGGAGGCTCTGCCGACTGAGGCCCGCAAGACTATCTTGAAGACCCTCAAGCAGGCCAGCGTAATGAAGGCCGAGGCCGGAAAGCTGCTCTATCACCCGATGGGTAGCGACAGGCCCGCACCTGGGACCTCCATGGCCGAGTTCGAAGCCCTGGTAACCAAGCACGAGAGCCTAATCCAGAAGTCCGGCAGCGGCCCCACAGATCCCAAGGTTCGCCATGCTCTGGCGGTAGCCGCAGCCACTCGCGAGAATGGCGCTCTGGCTAAGTCCGTGTTGGCCGAGGAGAGGGCAGGTACTGTGCGCGCTCAGATGGGGGTGATCTGAAGTGACTGACATGACAGCCCCCTTCAGGGAAGCTCTTCCAGGAGACATTAGCTCCTACAATCCGGACGGTGACATGTCTGCTCTGGAGTACTGTTTCGTCCAGCTGGACACCACAAGAGCCCGGACAGTACAGGCATTCTCAAACGGCCATCCGGTAGGCGTCCTGTGCAACAGGCCTACGGAAACCGCGACTTCCACCAACTTCTCAATCACCGCTCTGGTCCAGTGGAGAGGTAAAGCCCTCGTCAAGACTGGATCCAGTGGTCTGGCAGTAGGTGACCTGGTGAAGGTCGGTACTGGTGGTGTCGGCGACAAGGCCACGCCCACCAACAAGGATATCATCGTGGGACAGTGCGAAGTCGCTGCTGCTGCGGGGCTCCCGGCTACCGTGAGACTGTTCACGTACCAGGCGAACATTTGAGGTGATGATTCATGGATTACAGAGAAACTATAGCATCCCTGGCCCAGAGCGTTGTAAACAAAGGCCTGGATTACTCCCAGATCCACGTAGCCCGGCTGGAGTCTGAGTGGTCTCTTGCATACCGCCAGGAGCCTTCCAACTTCGTGGCCGACCAGTGGTTCCCCATGATAGGGGTAAACCAGATCGCCGGTCTCTATCCCAAGTGGGCCATGGAGAACAACTTCACCAACAAGGCTGGTGAATGGCGACCTGGATCTATCCCGCCCCAGGGAGAGCTCAAGGTAGACACCCCCGGCTCCTATGTATGCCGGAGATATGCCTTCGAAATGCCCCTCATGGCCGACATCCCCTTTGTGGCCGACCAGGGCTACCCCATCGAGCAGGCGACAACCAACATGGTTACTGACGTGCTCCAGTTGAATAAGGAGCTGGTCATCGCCAACAGCTACTTCAAGGAGTCTGTTTGGGGAATCGATGTCACTGGAACTGGCAGCGGTGAAACCTGGACTCCTGGAGAGATCACCACAGGCGAGACTATCAGGCAGTTCAATGATGCAGACTCTGACCCCCTGGGCGTATTCAAGGACAGCAAGCTGGCCATTAAGAAGGCATGCGGTCTCCTGCCCAACACCATGGTCATAGGGGAGCAGGCATACGAGGAGCTGAGGATCAACCCCCAGCTGATCAGCCTCTACCGGAACCCCCAGGGTTCTGAGAAGGTCCCCACCAAGCTAAACGAGCAGATGATCGCCCAGGCCCTCGACATTGACAAGATCCTGGTCGCCAAGGCCATGTATAACACCGCCGCCCCTGGTGCGACCGTGGCCCTGGACTGGATCTTTGGAAAGCACATCTGGCTGGGCTACGTCACAACTCCCGGACCGCTCACCACCCTGGCTGGCATGAACCTATCCTTCAATGAGCCCCTGGGCGGATTCGACACCGCTCTATCACAGGTCCCCGACCTGCACACCCACACAACCTATTACCAGGGCTTCCAGTGCTGGTGCCCGGTGGTAATGGCCAAAACTGCAGGCATGTTCATGAAGAACGTGGTAGCCTGAAGGCGGTAACGATGACTCGCTACAAAGTGGTGCGAGCATTCGAAAGGCATGATGGCAAAGCCCTGCGCAAGTTCACGCGGGGCTCTATCATCAGCCCGAAAGATGCCGCTAAGATGGCTGTCAGGCCCGAGACGAAGCGACAAAGTACCATTGAAGTCCTGATCAACTCAGGAGCTATAGTGGCTATACCCGAGGAGGTGACACCAATTGACTCATAGAGTAGACCGCATCTGGGGGCCAGTCAAGGCCGATAACCTGATGGCAGACAAGCTCTACGCCAACCAGGCTAAACTCATCTTCGATAAGACGGCGGGCAGCTATGTAATCGGAACCGTGCCCGGCAACAGCATCCTGGAGTACGCCGTGGTCAACATCGCCACAGGCTTTAACGACACGCTAACCCTCGGGGATGCTTCGGACCCGGATGCCTACATAGAGAACGACGACTTCCCCAAGACGGCAGGCATGCATGATCCTATCGCCCTGAACATCCCGTTCGCCACCGCCACCGCAATCAAGCTGGCGGTCGGTGCATCGACTACAGCCGGTGCCGGTACTATCTGGCTACTCTGGAGGCCACTGAAATGAGACGATTCATAGCTATCCTGTTGGTGCTCATGGCCTTCATGGGTGCCGCCAGTGCCGCATCTTCGGACGTGGCCGGAGTCTACAATAAGAACCTGGTGGGAGCTGTTATCACCATTCCCGCAGCCGAAACCAGCGACACCGACCAGATCGTGAACAACGCCAGCCTGAACTCGACCACCAACCTACTGATAAGGTCTACTGGTGTCGGATCT